TTCCGTGGGCGCCTTGTCTCAATCGGCATTGCCAGCAGCGACATTGATAGCTTCTGGAGGCTTGGGAACATTAGGTATAGGCTCCAGCCGGATGGTAAATTCTGATGAGCGCATCCCTCTCTGATATTTTGACGACGCAAAAGAATGGCGTAATTGCCATCAATAATCTTGCGTCTTATCTTCTTAGCGTTTATAACAACATCACCACAGTTCAGCTTTGCCAAACAGCGCTTACCACATCAGTTTCTACGCTATACACCTCATCTTCTGGGGCAAGTTCACATGTAAACTCTATCAATATCTGCAACACCACGTCTTCTGCAATCAATGTGTATTTGTTTTTTGTGCCTTCTGGTGGCGTTGCCGGAACAGGAAACGCGATATTTTACAACACTGCGGTCCCTGCTGGCACTACCGTTTTGTGGGAAAGCACCCAAATTATTGGGGCTGGGGCGACGATTCAGGGGTATGCGTCGGCTGCCGGCGTCACTGTGACGATATCCGGGGGTAGCTCGACGTGACAATCACCCAATTCCCGCCTCTTGGGTCTGGCTCATCGTCGGCTATCACGGCGCAGATTTCTCAGTTTACTGGCAACACGGTTGACGCCTTCGGGCGGCTTCGTGTCTCTCAGCCGTTCACGCTGTTCGACTCTCAGAGCCGATTTGCAGCCGATGCGTCATTCAGCTTTGCCACAGCGACAGGCGGCACGGCAACCTACGTCACCAATCAGAGCGCCGTCGCCCTGTCTGTCACGACGACATCAGGCTCGCATGTTCTTGCCCAGACCTACCGCGTCTTCCCCTACCAGCCCGGCAAGAGCCTGCTGACGCTTCAGACCTTCTCTTTTGCTGCCGCCCAGGCGAACCTAACGCAGCGCGTGGGCTACTACAGCGCCTACAATGGCGTCTACCTGGAGCAGGCGGGAACGCAGGTTTCTTTCGTTGTTCGCACTTACACCAGTGGCTCTGTCAACAATTCCCGATTCGTCACCCAGGCCAATTGGAACGTCGATAAGTTCAACGGCACCGGCCCTAGTGGCATCACGCTTGATTTGACTAAGACGCAGATCATGTTCATGTCATTTGAGTGGCTTGGCGTCGGCAATGTTCAGGTTGGGTTTATTGTAAATGGCGCCTTTCAGACGGCGCACACTTTTCAAAACGCCAACACGCAAACAACTGTCTATATGCAGACCGCCACTCTGCCGCTTAGGTATGAGATTCTGACTACGGGCACCACCGCATCTTCTGCCACATTGCAGCAGATTTGCGCTACGGTCATTTCTGAAGGTGGTTATGAACAGGTTTCGTTTCCATATCTGGCGCGAGCAAGTGGCAACGGCGTATCTGTCGCCAACAATACCGGCTTGACGTTTACACCTTTAGTTTCAATCAGGATCAATTCTTCGTATTATGGCACTGTCGTCATTCCATCGACTGTTAATTTCCTGCCAACAGCCAGCGGGAACTACGAAGTTGCTTTAATCAAGAATGCAACGCTTACGGGGGCTACGTGGGCGGCTGGTGCTATTTCTGCCGGCCAAGTTGATGTTGATACCGCAGCTACAGTTGCGGTTGCGCCATCTGTCGACGCTATTGCTCAGTCTGATTTTGCAGCGTCAACCAATCAGGCAACGCAGAACATTTTGGCCCCCACCGGCTATAACTTTGACCTTCAGTTAGGTCTGACTGCATCCTTGACTGGCAATGGGTTTGGCGCCAGCGACACATTTACCGTGGCAGCGCGAGGGCTAAACAACTCCCCTACCGGCGCTGGCATTGCCACCCTTCAGTTCTACAACCTGTCCGTCTGAGGTGACGTCATGCCCCTAGTTTCCGGCAAGAGCCAAAAGACGATCAGCCACAACATCCGCGAGATGGTCCACGCTGGCCATCCGCAGGATCAGGCGATTGCGGCGGCGCTGAACACGGCCAGGAAGGTTAAGGCTGGTGGCGGCCCCTTCTCCCCGCCGGAGCCTTCGATGCCTGACGTTCCGTCTGCCTTTGAGGGCGGCACGACAACCAAGGTTCATTCAGGCCCCATCCACAGCCCTGTGGCCGGTCGCACGGACCACCTGCCGATGCACGTCGCCTCCGGCTCCTACGTCATCCCCGCCGACATCATCAGCGCCATGGGCGAGGGGAACACGATGGCCGGCTTCAAGGTGGCCAAAAACATCTTCTCCTCGCCCTTCATGGGCGCCGGCACGCCTTACGGTGGTCGTGGTCTGCCCTACGGCGCGCCTATGCCCCACAAGGCCGCAGGTGGTTCTACAGGCACCGTCCCGATTGTCGCCGCCGGTGGCGAGTATGTAATCGACCCCAAGTCTGTTGAGCATCTTGGTGGCGGCTCGCTTGACGATGGCCATAAAATCCTTGATGAGTTTGTCAAGCAAATGAGGGCAAAAACCGTCAAAACCCTCAAAAGCCTCCCTGGGCCAAAGAAGGATTAGTGCATTTATGTCTGAAGACATCAAGATTCGGATTGGAACTCCTGCCGACATTGACGCGGTTATGGAGTTGGCCATGATGGCTACTGATGAAAATGGATTTGTTGACCCTAACCCGGCAAAACTTCTTCAAGATATTTGGCCAGCGTTAAACAACGATCATGGCATCATGGGCGTTATCGGTGAGCCTGGACACAAGCTGGAAGCCGCGATTCTCCTGCGAACCGGCAAGATGTGGTATTCTGACCAGGATGTCATTGAAGAGAAAGCGATTTTCGTTCACCCGGAATACAGGAGCGCCAAGGGCGGCCGGGCCGGGAAGCTTTGCGACTTTGCGAAAGAGGTATCGGATAGCCTTGGCATCCCACTGATTATTGGTGTATTGAGCAACAATCGGACAGAAGCCAAGGTCAGGCTTTATAAGAGGAAATTCGGAGAGCCCACCGGAGCTTTTTTCCTCTATGGGGCGACGACGAAGTTGTTGAAGGATCATCCTAGATGAGCGGCAGCGGCAAGACCTCGACTTCGACCTCCAGCGTTCAGATTCCGCCGGATGTTATGGCGAGATACAACGCCGTCAATAAGTATGCCTCCGATGTTGCGCAGACGCCCTACCAGCCCTACCAGGGGCAGTTTGTGGCGCCGATGACCAGCACGCAGAACGCTGCGGTTGCCAACGTCAATCAGGCCGCCGGGCAGGCCCAGCCCTACTTCACTGGCGCCACCGAATCCCTCCTGCAAGGCCAGCAGGCCGCGACCCCCTACTACGGCGCCGCGATGGACGTGTATGGCGGCGCCTACGGCCTGGGGGCGCAGCTTGGCCAGGAGTCGTATGGGGCACTACAGGGCGCTCAAGCCGCCGCACAGCCCTACAATCAGGCCGCCACTGGCCTTGCCCTGGCAGGCACGCAGGCCGTAAACCCGACCTACCTGGGGCAGGGCGCAATCAACCAGTATATGTCGCCATACCTCAACAACGTGGTCGGCGCGACCATGCAGGCGATGAACCAGCAGAACCAGGAGCAGCAGTCGCAGCTTACCAGCGACGCCATCAGGTCTGGCGCCTTTGGCGGGGATAGGGCGGGCGTCGCGGCGGCCAACCTCGCCTATAAGCAGAACCTTGCCAATCAGCAGACCATCGCGAACCTCTACAACACCGGCTACGGGCAGGCGCTGGGGACGGCGCAGCAGCAGCAGGGGTTTGGCCTTGGCGCTCAGCAGGCTAATCGCGCCGCCTTGCAGGCTGGCGCCGGCCAGATGATGGGTATTGGCCAGCAGCAGTTTGGCCAGGGCGCCGCCACTGCCGGTCAGCTTGCAGGCCTGGGGCAGCAGCAATTTGGGCAGGGCCTGACGGCTGGCCAGCAGATTGCCGGGCTGGGTCAGGGCATCTATGGCATGGGCGAGAAGACGGCTCAGAACCTTGCCGCCCTTGGCACTGGCGCACAGGGCGCCGCCTTGCAGGGTGCCTCGGCGCAGTTGGCTGCCGGAACGCAGGAACAGCAGACGCAGCAGGCGCAGAACTCTGCCCTCTATAATCAGTTCCTCCAGCAGCAGGGCTACCCGTTCCAGACGGCGCAGTTCCTTGCCAACATTGCCATGGGGACTGGCGCCAATTCGGGCTCTACGACGACAACGACGCAGCCCACCTCGTTCTTTTCTGACAAGCGCCTCAAGGAGAATGTCCATCAGGTTGGCGAGACCTTCGATGGGCAGCCGATCTACCGCTACAACTACAAGGGGCAGCGCGGCACTCAGATTGGTTTGATTGCACAGGACGTTGAGCGCAAGCATCCTGAAGCTGTCGGTCTTGCTGGCGGCTACAAGACTGTAGACTATGATCGTGCCACTGAGGATGCAGCGCATCGTGGGCACTTTGCCTATGGCGGCGCGTCTATGGGTGGTGGCGTTGTGCCGGAGCGTGCTGGCGAAGGTTTTGCCTTCGGCGGTATGGTTGATAAGCCTTTTATGTCTGATAATTATTTTACTCATATCTTAAACAGGGTTCATGGCACGCCAATTGGTGCTGGTCTTGGCGGTCAAACGCAAGGTCTCAACATCCCGCAAGGCAGCATGTCGCCTGGGCGTTTGGCAGTTGCCTCTCCTCCGCCGGCTCAGGCTAGCACTGGAGATGATTATCGCCATTTTGCAGAAAATGTTAAAGCCGGGAAAACACTTATTGATGCAGGCACTGAACTTTACGAGTCTATTTTTAAGAAAGCGCATGGCGGCGCAATCAGGGGTTACGCCACAAATGGGCGCGTGAACAATGAGGATGATGCAAGTCCTTATGGCGTTCCTTCTTTTGTTCCAAACGAAAAGCTAGATATCCCCGCTCTTAAGACCGCACCGGCTGGTTCTGGTCAGTCCGGTGGCCTTGGTGGCGATATAATTAAGCTTGGCAGTTCTATAGCAGGCTTTGCATCTCTTTTTTCTGACAAGCGCCTGAAGGAAAACATCCATCAGATTGGCAAGACTTTTGATGGTCAGCCCGTTTATCGATACAACTACAAGGGTCATCCCGAGACGCAGATTGGTTTGATTGCGCAGGAAGTTGAGCGCAAGCACCCTGAAGCCGTTGGTGTTGCCGGTAACTACAAGACCGTTGACTATGGGCGTGCTACCGAAGATGCCGCGCATCGTGGTCATTTTGCCTATGGTGGAATTGCGCCTCGGCATGGCTACCAAGCGGGCGGCCAGCCCGGCGAGGAAGGCGACGATGTCAACCGGCTGCTTCGTCCGGAGTGGCGGCAGCGTCAATATGATAGGTCTGAGGCTCAGCGGCAAAGAGAATTGCCTGTTGGAGAAGTTTATCGCGGGAATCTTGGTGGAGCAAACTTCGGCGGGCCGCTAGTTGGCTCTCTTGGTGATTTTGTAAATCAAAATGCTGGGCAAGGAAACATCACTCCAAATCCCCAAAATATTGAGCGCGGCAATTTATCTCTTCCGGGGATAGATACGGATCAGCCGCAAATCCAAAATAATTACAGCAATTATGATAATCCCATGATAACATTCCCGCGAGGGGGTGCTCCTATGACATTAGAGGCACAAAGAGCTCGGCTGCCTTCTAGTCAGCGAATTGCCAACAATAACAATCCCATGATAACATTCCCGCGAGGGGGTGTTCCTATGACGCTGGAGCCTTCTATCGACCCCAGGACAGGCAACACTTCGGCGATGTGGGGCGCTCAACTGCCTCCTGGGTTACAAGGGCTGAGAGACACGCCGCCCGACCGTAGTTCGTATAGCCCTGAATTGCTTGCTCTGCTTAATCGCGGGCGGGCGGGCGTTGCGCCTTCCATGCCTGAAGTCGACCCAATGGGGAACCCTATTGGCTCTAGCATTCCGCCTCCTCCGGAAAATGTTGCCCCTCCTCCGGGAGGCGTTTCTTCTGTTGCGTCTTCTTCGGACGGCGGCGCCTCTCCTCGCCGGCAAGCGCCAGAGCTTGGTCGCGATCGGTTGGTTGGTCCGCATCCGCTTACGCCGGGAGGCGCTTCGGTCGACGTAACTGGCGTTGCCGCTCCTCCGGCGGGTCAGGGCGCCATGCAGCCGCCCGCGCCTGGAGTGAGCGGCATGCCTGCGGCTCGCCCTGAAAAAGCGGATGAGGGGTCTAAGGGAAGCTGGTTCTCGCGCAACCAGGACTGGCTTGTCCCTCTTCTGACTGGCGTCGGCACCATGGCGGCGTCGCCTAGCCGCTTCGCAGGTTCGGCTTTTCTTCAGGGCCTTGCTGGTGCTGCCGGCTCCTACGGGAATGTGCAGAACCAGATGGCTCAGCGCGCCAAGGCGGAGGCCGAAACCGGGATGCAGCAGGTTGGCGCGGCTCGCCTTGCTTTCACTCCCATTCCCGGCCTTGGCCCGGTCGTGGCTGTCATCGACCCCAAGACTGGCGCCACTGTTCCCATGCAGATGTCTGAATACAGGCGTCGCGTGGCGGCTGGCGAACGACTTCAAACCGTAGGCATTCCTTCCGGCGCTCCATATGAAGGTGCCAGCGCGGCAAACGCGCCTATTGCTCCCTCCGAGCCTGCGGTCAGCAGCGGAATTTCCTTTAATCCTGCTACCGCTCAATCTGAAAATTTGCAGGGCGCAAATTACGAAGATCAAATTAAGCAAAGCGGTAGATATATGGAATCTACAAGAAGCGGCGCCGAGGCGGCAAGGGCAGGCAGATTTAATACCCTTGAAGCTGCAAGCACAATTGCAAACGCAATTACGTCTGGCGACAGGAACGCACTTAGCACTCCTGGTGCATATGCGGCAGAACGCGCCCAAATTGCAAACATGGCTAATACATTTGGAAGAATGATTGGCGCCGGAGATATTGCTGGGACAGCGGATACAAACGCTGCTATTCTTGCAAAATTGAACAACGCAATGGCTGGTCAAAATGTTAGCGCAGCCGATCAGCGATCTCTGCAAGCACTTGAGTTGGCTTTGCGGTCGCAGCCGGGCGTTGCTATGCCTCCTGATGCCGCTGCTGAGCTATCTGCCCATGCGCTTGTTCACAACCAGCGCTTAATTGACAAAAATGCTCATCTTGACCAATACGTATCTTATTCTCCGCAAGGAACTGCCTATAATGCTGCCACTGACTTTGATTCTACAAATGGTCAGGAAAAATACAACAGGGAACAGCAGGCATTTAAAATGCTTATGATGAATCCCAAAGGGGCAAAAGCAATTGAATTAATGAAGAAGGGCAATGCTTCTTCTCAGCAAGCTGAAGAATATCTATACAGGAATACAGGCATTAGAGGCCTAAGCCGCTACTTTATGTCGGGAGGCTGACATGATTAATCAAAATGATCCATTTGGTGGGCTTGATATTCAAGCATCTCCTCGCATGGGGAATGACTTTCCAGCCGTTTCGCGCATGGAAGACATTGATCCATTTGCAGGGCTCGATTTGAAAGGCCCATCTTCTTCTTTCCAACCGCAACAGGCGCCGCAACAACAGCAACCCCGTCAACCTCGCCCCGGCGTAAGCGAGGAAGAGTTGCAGCGATACGCGAACATGCCGCTTTCTGAAGTCGCCAGCAGCGCCGCACAGAACCTCATCCCTAGCGCCAAGAAAGCGTTCACGGATGTTGGTCACGCCATCATGAACCCATCCGAGACTCTGGAGGCGTTTAAGCAAGTCGGGCAAGGCGCCTACTCCAAAGTGTCTGGGGCGCTGGGTGGCCAACGCAACCCGCAGTCTGAGCAGATTCTTGATGCCCTCGGCGCCCACTATGGCGAGCAATACGGCACCAAGGGCGGCTTTAAGCGCGCCCTGGCTACCGACCCCTTCAGCGTTGGTATGGACGTTTCTCTCCCGCTCACGCTGGGCGCTAGCGCGCTGCCAAAGTCATTGGGAGCGGTCAGCAAGGCCGCGTCCGTCGCCGGCGCCTTGATGGACCCCATCCAAGCCAGTTTGGCTGTCGCCAAAGGGGTAGGCCAGGGGGCAGGAGCCGTCATGCGGTCGGCCCAAGGTCTCTCCACAGGCGTCTCCCCTAACTTACTGAAGGTTGCCAGCGAAGCCGGGTCGACTTCTGATCCTGTGCTTCGTGGTGCATTCCTGTCTCATCTGAGCGGCAAAGGTGATCCTGCTGAGATAGCAACCGCCTTAAAGCAATCAATTAGTGAAATTAAAGCCAGTGATAGCGCTGCATATATGGCAGAAAAGCAAAAGCTAGGCATTCCAAATACCCCAATAAACATGGCTCCCCTAGATACTGCCTTAGCTGATGCGCGGCAACGCTATGGCCAAATCCCAGGGACGTTTACGCCAGCCAATAAGGCGCTAGACGAGGCTGAATTGATTGTAAATAACTATAAAAATTTACCTCAAAGCGAAAAAACCCTTGAAAGGCTAGATAACTTAAAGCAAGCCCTTTGGGACTTGCGCGATCAAACTGGCAATAGCACAGCGCAAAATGCTATTATGCAAGTTTATCATGGAGCAAGGGATTCTCTTATCGCACATGATAAGGGTTATGCCCAGCTTATGGATAAATACAAAAGCTCTCTTGATAATATCAATAACCTTACCAGCACGTTGGGGACAAGGTCTGCTGCGTTTTCTTCAATTGCAAAAACACTCAAGAATACCAAAACTTTAGCAGGCCAACAGCTTTTTGACCAAATCGCCAGCACTCAATCTGGACGAGCCCTTCCGTATATGCTTGCTGGCCATGCCCTGCATTCATTTACCCCCGGCGGCGCACGAAACCTTTTAGATATGGCGCTTATGTATGGCACCGCCGCCTTCTCGCCTCATATGGCTTGGGGTATTTTGGCGTCGTCTCCCAGGGCTATGGGAGAGGTGAATTACCGCCTGGGGCAGGCTAGTAAGCTAAGCCCCCTCGTCAGCAAGCCGGTAACTTACGGGGCTTATCAAATTGGGAATGCCATGGGGGAGCCTCAAGCGCCTCAGGCGCCTTCTGGTGATGTTGGGCGCGTCCTCAACACCATTAAGGTGCGCGAAAGTGGCGGAGAGCGCGACCCGTATCGGTCTAAAAATCCCGATCCTCGCTCCACTGCTTCTGGCGCCTACCAGATTACAGACCCAACATGGCGCGATTGGACAAGAAAGTATGGTATTGGCACTCAATATTCCAGCGCCCGCCACGCACCTCCTGAGGTTCAGGACGCAGTTGCAGCCCGCGCAGTAGAGGACATTTTGGCGCGGCACGGCGGTGATGTCTCCAAGGTTCCCTTAGTCTGGTATACAGGCAACTCAGAAGGGCGCATCTCTCCTGAAGCTCTTGCGCTTAATCGAGGCCTAACTCCCCAGACGTATCAGCAGAACTGGATGCGACAACACGGCATGGTTGCTGCCACAGGAGGCCGCATCGAGCGGCGGGAAGGTGGGCGCGTAGGCATCGACCACTCTGCTCGTGCTGCATCCTTGGTTCGCGCCGCAGAGACCGCTAAGAAGCAGGAGAGTAAGACGACGGAGCCGCTATTGCAGGCGCCTGACGAACGCATCGTCAAAGCCCTCTCTCTCGCCAACGAAGCTATTTGAGGTAAGTCATGGCTACGTCATACACACCGAACAAAGCTATTGGCGAACCTGCCCTCAGTGATACGGGGTGGGGCACGACGGTCAATACCTCCCTCAGTCAGATTGATACTGCCTTTGGCGGTTCGACATCTTTGAATGTCACCGCCCTGTCCGGCAATCAGACCTTGTCGTCGGCGCAGTATTCTCCCCTGACACTTACCATCAGCGGCGTCCTGACGGCCAACGTCAACTACGTCGTCCCCTCGGCGGTTGGTGGCCAGTGGATGGTCTACAACGGCGCCACTGGCGCCTTTGTCCTCAGCATCTCCTCGGCTGCCGGCGGATCGGCTGTCACGGTTCCGCCTGGGGCGCTCATCAACGTCTCCTGCGACGGCACTGCCTCCGGCATGCGGACGACGCAGTCGGTCTCCAGCGTCGCCTTCTCCACCAGCCTGTCCGGTCTGACGGTCAGCGGTAGCCCTATCACCTCCAGCGGCACCATCGCCCTCAGCGGCATCCTCGGCACCACCAGCGGCGGCACAGGCCTTGCCAGCTTCACGTCTGGCGGCGCCATCTACGCCAGCGGCACCACCACCCTGACCTCTGGCACCCTGCCTGTGGCCAGCGGAGGCACGGGCCTTGTGAGCTACACGTCGGGCGGCGCCATCTATGCCACAGGCACCACCACCCTGACCTCTGGGACGCTGCCTGTGGCGTCTGGCGGCACTGGCGTCACCACCAGCACCGGCACCGGCAACGTGGTCCTCAGCAGCGGCCCCACGATCACCTTGGGCAATGCCACCGGCCTGCCTCTGACAACGGGCGTCACCGGCACCCTGCCTATCGCGAACGGCGGAACTGGCCTCACCACGACGCCATCCAACGGGCAGATTGATATCGGCAATGGGACCGGGTTCACTCGGGCTACCCTGACGGCGGGGAACGGCATCACCATTACCAATGGTGCCGGATCTGTGTCAGTTGCGGCCATCAAGTCTAGTCAGGCTTTTACGTCATCGGGAACATTTACCATCCCTACTGGCGTAACTGTTGTGAAGGTGACTATTGTTGGTGGCGGTGGTGGCGGGTCACTTGGAACCGTTTCTAACGGATGTGGTTTACCAAGTTCTATTGCTGGTGGCGGTGGGTCTGGCGCTGCCGCAATTACTTACCTATCCTCCATTACTCCCGGCAATACAATTTCAGTGACAGTCGGCACTGGCGGCGCTGCTGGAACATCTGGCGCCGGAAGTAGTGGTGGCAGTAGCAGCATTTCATCTGGCACTCAGGCCATTACTACTGTGACTACAACTGGCGGAACAGGTTCTACGACTGGCGGCAGTGGCGGAAGCGTAACTGCTGGTTCTCCTACTCTTTCTATTGCTGGCGGCGCTGGCGTTTATGGCGCAAATTATGGTAGAAATATTGGCGCTGCATCCATCTTTGGTGGTGGAGGATATGGCGCGGGGGGAACTGGTGATTCTGCCTCTCCCACAGCCGGCAGGGCTGGCGTTGTTTTCTTTGAATGGTGAGCATCATGCCCTGGCTTCTGATTGACGCGAACAGCATCATCGACAACGTCATAGAGTATGATGGCGTGGCGGAATACACGCCTCCTGAAGGCCTCACGCTGGTGCATTACACCGGCTCCGTGCAGGCCTCTCCGGGCTTCCCGTGGGATGGCACTGATCCCGTTCCACCTGCGCCGCCGCAGCCCCAGCAGGCTGAGGGCAATGGCGCGCCCAACTCACCTCCGGTTCCTGTTGCATGACGCTTGCCGTCAAGCAGCTACAACTCGGCCGGCTGCTGGCCTCAGTGTATGACTTCCCTGAAGTCGGGGACGAATTGCCGCTGCACGATCACGATGAGACAAACGTCCACATCACTATCGTGCAGCGGGGCAGGTTCGAGATATTCGGGCCTGGGTGGGTCATTGAGGCGGATGCCTTCAATAACTCAGTCCTGGATTGGCAGCCCAGGCAACCTCACGGCTTCAGGGCCTTAGAGGAAAACTCCAGGATCATCAACATCGTCAAGTGACGACGCCATCACTCGCGCGTTACCATCTTGCGAAGCTCTATCAACCTGCGAAGATAGCATGATAGGTCTAGTGCCTCTTCGTAGGCGTGTTGAATCCAATCAATTTCCGTCAGGTCTGTTCGCTCCAGGCTAACGCCATACTTTTTAAGACCAAGCGCGGCACGTCTATCAAGGTCTTCCTTGACGGCGTCTACTATGTTCGTCATCCGGCCCTCCTTGCGTTGTCCCTGCAATTCTGGTGATACCTGTCACCTGCGTTTTTGCTTTCAAACGGCAGGCCGCACCACAAGCAATTCCTCATCCGGGGCTTCTTGCGGTCGTCTTCCTTTTTCAACTCTGGCTGCTTCGGCGCATCAGCTTGAAGTTCATTTTTTTGTGTGTCTTCAATTTTTTTTATTTGCCTTGTTTCTTCCATTTTACTTTTCCTCTTTACTTCTGGAGCTACTAAGTGATCCGGCTGGTCTTCTACTCTCCAAATTCTTATGCCTAATACAGCGCCATCATCTGACTTTATCTTTCTGTATACGTGATTGCGTCCAAGTTTCTTTCTAAGAAGAGACATTTCCGCCTGGGGTGGCTGGTCTGATTCTGGTATAAAGACACTGTCTCCAATAAAAAGCCTTTTAATGGAGATTTTGTATTTGATTGGCCTCCTCCATTTTGGGAACTTTTCAACAGGAGGGATGGGTATCCCTTTTTCTACTGGAAGCAAAATCAAGTTTTTATTATTCTCTCTACCCATGGCTTTGTCACATATCCCTTGGGATTTTTCTTCCGTATGTTTCGTTTGATCCAAATCTGATATTTTTGTTGCTCACGCACCAGCATTCCCTTGTGTTGTCGTCTATGACAATCCAGATAAGGTCATGCTCTGGGCCGTAATCTATCCATCCTATGGCCATGGCTACGCCTTGTGGCGTTTTGACAGGCATAGATGGGTTTAGCTGAAGCATCATCCTACTATTTTCCCCCACAGCCACGCAATCACGTATCCCAGAACGACTCCCCACACGCCGATTACTATCGACCAAAATGCCCATACATCCCAATTCACCTCGCGGCGCAGAACCTCGTCTGCGTCTGGTTGCCCTGGCCCATTGAACCGGGTTGCGTCTTCAGGATTCATCATGACTTCTCCGGGGCTAATGCCATAGCTATTTCAGTCAAGTGGGTGTTTTGGGCGTCCTTGGCGGCAGCCCTGGCGGCAATACTGGCGGCGCCCTGCGCGCCATAACTGGCGGCATTCCAGGCGGCAGCCCTGGCAGCTTCTCTGGCAGCTTCCAAGGCGGAATATTCAACGGCAGCCCAGGAGGCCCCCCTATCAACAACCGCAAAGGCATACATGGCGGCAGCTTTAGCGGCTTCACTGGTGGCAGCACTGCCAAACCCTATGGCCCCCCAGGCAATCTTAACGGCAGTCCTAGCTGCCTTGGCAGCATCTATAATGCTTTCGTCGCCTGTCTCTAGATATTGCCTCACCACGGGCGGCATATCCCACAGATGCGCCACATCCAGCGCACATTGCCGGGCAAACTTCCGCAATACATCCGTTGAATCAATCCGCCAAAGAATTGTGCGCTGCCTTGCAACCAGTTTATCGGAATCTTTTTTGATTGTCCCGCCCATCTGGACGCGGCACAATATCGGGCCGGAGGCATGTTCCAAAGCGTCAATAAGCCGCTCACTTGCATGTAACCCAGACGCACACAGTTCAAGTTTCCCTGTGTGTTTCAGTGTCACGTTATCAGCAGGAACGGGGCGCCCATCACGCAAGGCATCCCCTACAAAATGCCATGCAAGAACCTCTTTGCTCATCACTCCGGCTCCTTCGCCTTACCGGGGATGACAGGCACTTGGCGCACAGGAATACGAACTTCAACGATAGCAATGCGATGAGGCGCCGCAAAGCTATTCTCCAGATAATTCCAGGCCTGCGAAACGCTAAGGCTTTCTGTAATTACAGCCGCTTCCAGATCGCCGTCATTGGATTCTGCAACTGCAATTTGCACTAGGCGCGTTTTTTTGTTTAAATAAGGGAATACCGCAGCAATTTGTTCTAGGTATTCTTCGTTTGTCATCGTTTTCTCCTATATAATTCCCCGATACAACCCGTGTCGCTCAGGGCAGAGCTATTTAGCATACCATTTGGCTGCCTACAAGTGAAGTTCCCTCATTCATGAGGCCACTCCACGATAGAATGGAAACGCCAGCCATTTTTATACATTTGAAGTGGCGTTAGGCCATTGGCAACGCCAAAACAATACCAGATGCCTCTCCGGCCTTTCCATCGGTCCCATTTTGCTATCATCATCATGGCACTGTCTATGTGTTGCAGCCAGCACTCGGTATCTGGTGGCGTTCCTGCGGGCGGCCTGCAATCCCCATTCACAGCGTCACCCTCCCCGCGAGTATGGCTGCGATTGCCGCCGCCTCCACCATGCGTTCAGGGAAAGTCATGTCCCCTCCTTCAGCGCGCGGATGGTTTGCATGATACGGTTCGCGGTGCTGGCGGCACCTTCGGAATGCAGCCGCGCCACAACATCGCTTTGCCCGGCCGTTTCAACGTCGTTTTCAGCGGCGAGGTATTCGTTGAACGCTTCTTCCGCCGCCCGCTCCAACGCCGCGTTCTGGATGGCGGGGATGACGGCGGCGAGCATGTGCTTCATACAAATCCCGGCGGCGTCATCCTGCGTCAGTGCCCACGCCTCCCATGCCGCTTGCACCCACTCTTCCGGCACATCCTCAACCTTCATCGCCCGGCTCCTTGTGTGTGAGGGCGGCGCGGGCTTCTTGTTCTACGGTTGGCCACACTCGCTGCTTGCCGTCTGGCCCGTAGTCTGTCAGCACCACGTTGGCCTCGGGGTGGTTGGCAATCCGCTCCAACGCCTTCCGCAACCTCTCCACATCCGCCCGCAGCTTTTCGACCTCGGCGGGGGTAGCGCGCTGGTTCCAGGCGGCGATGGCGTCGTCGTCTGACCACTTGGGGCTGAACCCGGTTCCAGAACCGCAAGCACCGCAGTTGACGCGTGGAAAGGATTTCACGCCTACGTCCTGATGCCAAAGCCCAGGATTGCGCCCACCACAAAACGGGCACGGCAACAGCGCGCTCATGCCTGCGTCTCCTTGGCTGCGGTGAGATGAGGCCCATCAACGGGCGGCGGTTTCCAGTGCGTCGGCTCGGCGAAGAACGGGTGATACCAGCCACCGCCTAGCCACTGGCATTCGTGCCAGCCGCCATTGGGAAGCTGCGCGCACGGTTGCCACCAAGCGATGAACCGTGTCCCGTCTTTCGGCGCCGTCTCAATCGGCTGCCAGTCCTGCTCGATGACGTGGCCAGCAGCGGCGAGGGCGGAGAGGATGGCGTCTGCTTGCCGCAAAGCCAGCGGCGAAACACGCTCTTGCATGACGGTCGTGCGCCCCATCAGAGCCAGGGCAATCACTCCGACTGGCGGTGGCGCGCTCATGCCCCAGCCCCCTTCACCAGCGAGAGGCGGGTGATGCCGAGGCGTTCGCCAGTTTCGCTGGCGGCGCTGTCCTCAAACGATCCAGCAATGCTGAACTCAAGTCGTCCGTTTGAACTGCACCACATCGCAACCTCCACCACCTCCCCACGCGCGGGCTTGGGATCGGCGGGGAGGGCGTCGAGGGCTTGGATCGCGTCGAACAGCGCTTGTGTGTCGTGCAAAGTGTCAAAACCCTTGTTCAACTCAGGACGAGTCGCGCACCATATCCGCACTCTTGTGGCCACGGCCTCCAACGCTTGCAAGCGGGTCATTCTTTCACTCCATTCAAGCCGCAAGCGCGGCACCATATAATCCAGCGATTTTCTTCTGCGGCGCGGAGCTTGCTGCCGGTTTCGTAGTGTTGCACGCTGCAAGCAGGGCAGATTACCCACCACTTTGCTTTTGAGGCGCCTGCCCCAACTCCATAGGCACGCTTAACGACATACCAGTCATTAATGCTGCGCCCAGCCATGTCGATGACCTTGCTTGCGGTCATCTATGTGGTAGCCGTCGCTATGACCTTCAGCATCTCCATACGTTCGGTCATTTTTTCCTCCCGCTATATCAATTCAAGGAATACTTGTTCACTTTGGTTTCCAAAATCAAAGCAGCTATCATGCTTAAAAAGCCTATTGAATCACGTTCCTCCACACTATCATTTGCCTCTTTTGTGGAAAGTCGGCAGATGATGAACGCTATAGCAGCGACAAGAGTGGGAATTTGTTCGACTTCGTTCAAAACATCTTCAAAGAATTTTCTTTCTATTTCGTTTGCTCTTACCTGATCTATTGCTTTGAGAAAGTCGTCCATGGTTGTAGTATTTTCAGACATAGCTATCTCCATAAGCCATATTTAGATGGCTATCTTGTCTTGTTTTACGTTCTTGTCAAGCGCCTTTGCGGTCCATTCTCGGTGCTTGGCGACAGCAACGAAAGACCTGTCGTGTCAGCAACTTCACCGCCAGCGCCCGTGTATTCAACCACCTTGCCCATATGGTAGGTGTTGATGACCATGCGCCCCATATTGCGAAGGCCACGACGCTCCTTATCCCAATAATAGTGAGTTACGAGGATAAAGTTATTGTCGTTGATGTATTCAAGGAGAGCCGACAAAGACTCAGATTCATGGTCAAACACAAACTGATGGACTAGGTTGTTGTTGCCTGAGCCCATATTCATCGTCACTAGAAATCGCATTGTTTGTCCTTTGATGGTGTAGTGGGGCTTGCGCCCCACTACGTAGTCAGGTTAGCCGAAATCGTCTTCAGAAACCTTGGTTGCCGCAGGAGCCGTGAAGGTGGCCGTCTGAGCCGGCGGTGCAACCAGAGTGGAGCCAGTCTGCGGCGGAGCGCCAGAGAACATCGACCCGCCCGCCGGAGCCGCAGGCGCAGCAGGTGCCGCAGCCTCCATGACCGTGTTGCCCTTAGGAGACCACACAAGCTGGGACGAACGAGGCGCCCAACCGACAATCTCAAACACAGGCATGTAGTTGGTGGAAGAGCCGTTCTTGCCCGTCGTCACGACCGGCTTGGTGTCGGACAGGACGACGATGGGCAGCTTGCCAGGGTTGTCCTTCAGACCCGCCTCGTAGGCGCTGTGCAGGTCGCTGATGCCCACCAGCATGCTCTTGGCGTTGCTGGAAATCTCGCGCACGTCACCGCCGCAGGCGGCGCCAAGCTGCAACACCAAGCGCACACCCTCCTTAGCCTCAGCCACAGGCTTCGGCGGGTTGGGCTCGTCGTGCCGGCTCAGCGCATAGATCGGCGCGGCGCCAGCAGCGAAGTGCATCCAGCCCGTCTCAACATTCTCCAAGTCAACCAGCGCCTTGAACGACCGGGTGATGTCGACATTCTCAGTGGAGCCATCCGCCTTCTTGTCGACGCGAAACATGCGCCCCGCACGCGAGTCATACTTGACGAAGGGGAGGAACGTCTGACCGCCTTCGGGCTGGTTCATGAAACCAAAATTCAGAGCCATTTTACCATTCTCCAGAATGTGGTGATCTAGCCCACCACTCGCTCTTGCCCCAATGGGCGAAGTTCTAAATCCCCCAAATCTCAAAAGCGCGTTGGCGCTGAAGGGGATCGTTGTAGTAGAAGCTGTCAATATCAGGCGCAATCATGGATGCAACATCCTCCTTTGTTTGCGCCTTTGACAGGAAACTCTGCATCGCCAAAGAGATTTGCACAAGAGAATTGAAGTGACCGTCAAGGTTTTCAACCGTGTAGACGGCACTTTTCTTCGGCGTCACGTAGCAAATGCGAGCATCTTTGGTGTTCATCGCACGAGAATACAACGACACCTGACGGGCATGCGCGGATTCCACCTTGCTAGTCAGGCGAGAGCTTGTCTTCAAGTCAACGATGATGCCGTGATCTGCCCACATGAAGTCATAGTATCCAATAATGGGAACAGACAGCCCATCAACATCCACACGAACGGCACCCTGGGTCGAAGTCGGCCGCCCATAAGGCAGCAACTCGTATAGACCAATCTTGACCATGTCGGCGATGTTGCCCTGCTCAGTCTCCTTCTTAGGATCGGTCGAGAAAGCACTGAGGCGAGCAAATTCCTTCCTGGCGAGGTCGACGCATTCGGACACTTCTGCGCCATTCACGAGCCCGTGGGCAATGCCAGACTCAACAGCCGTCCCACGAAACGCGGCAACGCCAACCTGACCACGAAAGCCAAAAATCTTCGTCATCACAAAAGACGCGGGCGCCTTTGCAAAAAGATTTGCCGTCGATGGAGACAGGTGAGCGATACCAAATCGCTGAAACGGGTTATCCAATATATTCTCCATCAATTCCCAAAAAGACCGGTCTAATATCGGGTAGATATCAGACCGGCTAGTTTAGGGAGGAAACGGACCAATGCGAAAACATTGGACGTATAATGATTGCCCGACTAGGTAGGCTTGTCAACTACATTTCTGGCGATGACGTGAAGAATTTTACCGTCTGGCCTTTCAACATCAAAGGGTGGTTCCAAAAAACCTGCCCTAATTAGAGGTAGGCGTGGCAGGACGATCCATTGATCGCCCAGCCAGTAGCCCCATTCTTTTCCGTCCTTCATCACATCTCCTAAATTACAACCTCAATGAGGCATTGCTTAGCGCGTGTGGCTGCAACGTAGCAGAGGTTGTCCTCTTGCTGAAGCTGCCACTTCTGGCGAGCATACTTGCTCGGCAAAGTGCCGTCACGATCCAGCCAGAACACGGTATCCCACTCGCGACCCTTGGACTTGTGGATGGTCGAGAGGACCAGCATACCCGTGACGTTGTCCTCAAAGATGCCCTTGATGGCATCCACGACATGGTCGATGCCGTCCCGCTTCTGCTCGCGGCAGCGGTCGATGACCACCTGAAGCGTCTCACGCTGATCGGCAATGGTCTGGGCCACGGCAGCCGCGTTCTTCGCCTGAGCGCGGGCAATCTGCCTGTCTGCCCATTTCTCCAGCGCGCTCTCCAGACCGGCAAGGGTCTTCACGGTCTTCCACTTCGTAGCCAGCTTGATGAGCCCCTGACCAATGTCGCGACCCTCGACGCGGCAGCCAATGCCCTGGCGGATAAGCTGAAAGGCGAGGCTAATGATCGGAGCCGTGTTGCGGCACAGGACGGCAGACCCACGCCCCAAATCCTGACGCTCAAAGAACTCGCGCGCCTCGATGCTCAGAACCTCGCCCTCAGGCGCAGTGTCAGCCGCCGTGATGTGCGAGACCCAACGCTGGGCAAAGCTGACAACCGCCTTGGGGCAGCGGTAGGTGGTGGTCAGCGGCATGCGAATGGCGTTGAACTCGTCGGCAATCAGGTCAAGGCTGTCGGCGTCGGCGCCCGTGAAGCCGTAGATGGCTTGGGCGCGGTCACCCACCGCCACCACCCGCCCAGACGGCGCCAGGATGGCCTTCACGAGGGCGCGACGGGCGGGGTTGGTGTCCTGCGCCTCGTCAACGAAAACCCACTTGTAGCGCCAGAAGCGCACCTTATGAACGAGCGGCAGGTAGACCATGTCGTCAAAGTCGATCACGTCAGTGGTGAGGTTCGACGTCTTCAGTGCCGCAATGGCGACCTCGATGAGGTCTTCAATCATATCATCGCCATCATCGCCAAACAGGCCAAAGTGGTCGACAATGTCGCTCCACAGCTTGCGGTTGTCGATGGAGCCGGTCACGCCAATGGCGCGCTGCTTGGCCAGGGAGACGAGGTTGGCAATGCCGGCGCCATGCGTGCGGCTGATGTGGTGCGCAGGTGCGCCCTTGAACATCTGATCCAGGACAGCAAACGTCTTGCCACCCTCAACCTGGACCTTGGGGAAGGCCTTGCGATAGGCGCGGAAGCCGAAGCTGTGGACGGTGCCGGCTTCGGCCGTCTTCCAGTCGACGCCACGCTTCAGCAGCTTCCCCTTAATCTCCTCCGCAATCATCTTGTTGTAGGCCAGGATGGCCACGCCGCCACCAGTGCGGTCGACTGCTTCCAGCAGGGTGGTGGTCTTGCCGGCGCCCGCAACGGCCTCCAGCACGCACGAACCAGACCCGTTAGACACCCAGTTCAGGAAGTCTGCTTGCTGCGGCGAGGGGGTGAAGGTCATGTGCTATCTCCATACGATTTATCGGGCTAATCCCGTGACACCTACATACAGCACCAGCCGGACTTTGCAATATGGTATTTTCAAAAAACACAAAAAAATGCGCCTGAGGTTTCCCCCAAGCGCATTCACCCGCTAAAATGCAAAGCTACGTGTGATTACTCAGCCGGCACGCGCCAAACGCGAACGCCAGAAATCTCGACGCCATGCTCAACTTCCACCACGGCGCGGCAGATGAACTTGCGATCCGGGTGACGCTTGCGCGCCGGCACGGCCGAGAACACAATCTGACCTTCCTTGCGCGCGTTCTTGCTAAGGCAAGCGTTCGGCACAAAAAAGCTCTGACCAACCTCCAGAGCTTCAAACGGGTAGCGCGCCTTGCGCCCCTTACGCACAGCAACAATCCGCTTCACGGGCACCGGAATGTGGTTGCTGATGACAAAGTCGCTCACGATTCTCTCTCCTGATTAATAGCCAGACCCTCCTGGCTGTCACCTACATATAGGTCATCGCCGGCATTTGCAAATCAGAATGCAGGGATATTCACCGGCGATACTCCAAAGAAAACTCTTCTGCGACAGCAAGCAGGCGATTGCGCAAATCCTTAATGCTGAAAGTGCCTCTTGATATGACAAAACACTCATCGTGGACCTCTTGCAAGGCGAGGAGTAATTCTTTGTGTTCGCGCCAATCCGCAAGGTCTTTGTTAAAAAGCTTTTGGATAACACAATCAGACGTGTCTCCCTCAAATTCCTTATCGTAGAGGTCATCTGGGATCAACACCCCGACGGCGCAGCGCAGACCGCTTGGCGCACGATACATGCAACACTTGCTGCTGTCGTAGGCAGGCCGCCTCTGCGTGATGAGGTGGGTTACCACGATATCAAAGACCTCTTGGGCAGATGGTAGCTTGTGCATTGTAGTCTCCTGATGTTGGGGTAGGTGGTGGGGGGGGGATATTAAATAGCGGATGGAAGGGTCGGCATAGAAAGACCGGCCGTTATGCGGATTGGCATGACAACGCCGAAGCAATCCCGCCGATCAAAGGTCACAAGAGCAGGAGCATCACCATTATGGTGGACTCCTGGAAAACTGCCTTTTGTTAGGATTTGGGCGATGTCGCCGAACCGCGCCACAAGGGCCGGGTTGAACTGCGCGACTTTGCCAGAAAATTCGCGCGGGATGATGTTGGGATAATTGGGGAAAGAGCCGCATTCTTCGCGGCAGCCCGCTATTAGCCCGCCGGTTGTGTGCCGCATAATGTCTTGGGCGAGGTCAACCGTTATCGCGCCGCCCTTGGCCCATGGGGCCGGGAGCTTGCTTTTGTCAGGAACCACGATGGCGGCGCGTTCGGCGGTGCCATGGGGGTCGTAACCATGAAAGAGAATATGGGCATCGGTTGCGGTCAGCAGGATTCCGCCACCGATGGCTGGTTGGACGTAGACCCCGTGGAGGTAGGGGCGGGTCTGTTCCTTGCTGGTGCAGAGGGCGGCGGCGACGAACAAGGCGGGGTCGTTGATGGTAATCATGGGGTGGGGTTACCTTTTATTTTGAGGAGAAGAGGAGTAGGTGGCGGGGGGCCGAAGCCCCCGACCTATTACTTGCCGATCGCGGCCATCGGCTTGATGCGAACGGTCTCGACCATCGAGACCTTGGTGCAGGCCGCAACCTGCTCCGCGCTCAGCATCTCCTTGGCCAGCTTGCTGTCGAGCGTCGCACGCTCGGACAGGCCAACCTCCACGACGTAGAACGCACCCTCCAGACGGGGGATGCCGGCCGCCTTGATCTCAGCCTTGAGTTCGTCCACCGCCTTCTGTGCAGCGTCCAGAGCGCCCTTGGCGGCGGCATAACGGTCAGCGAGGGGGAGGTTGGACACGTTCATCGGTATCTCCATATGCATCTTTGGCGCCATCATTGGCGTGGGGAGATGTATAACGGTCGCGAGAACCATCGTCAACGGGGGTTCGCCAAATTTTGGAAAAAGATTTTGGTGCCCACAGCCGGACTCGAACCGGCATGCATATGCGACGAATTTTAAGTCCGTTGCGTCTACCATTCCGCCATGTGGGCACATGACAAAACCAGATTGACAAAACCAAAAAACAATCTCAACGTCTCGACAGCGCCGACGTTTGGCGTCATCATATATGTATGGAGGCTCGCATGCCAGACTTCACTGAACAATTTTGTGGCTCTGTGTGGATGGGCCACCCTCCTGACCATCTCGCGAAGGTGCGCACTCTGGAGGAGAGCCACCAGATCGCGCCCGGCACCTATCGGCAAGTCATCGCGCATCGCACCGCCTGCCACCGGGCGCTCCTGGCCCTGAACTTCGTGCGGAAGCGCTTCGCGTATGAACGGAAGCGGGCCACCCACGGCGGTTGACACGCGCCTCTGCCCCGTCGCACCTTCAAAACCCATAAAAGATGAGAATACCCGTGAACGGTCAAATAACTGCATCAAATCAAGCATTTATCGGTATCGACCCCGGAAAGTCAGGAGCCATTGCCGTCTTTCGCCCGCGCGCAGGGCGCCTCGATATCTTCGACATGCCGACGCTGGAAATCACGCGCAACGGCAAAACCAAGCATGAACTGTCGCCAATCATGATGGCCAATCAGCTATCGGATTTCCAGCACCTCCAGCCTATCCCGAAAGTCATCATGGAGCGGGTCGGCGCCATGCCCGGCCAGGGCGTCACGTCCATGTTCTCCTTCGGCCGGTCAGTCGGCATCGTTGAAGGTGTCCTGGCAGCCTACTGCTACCCCGTCACCATCGTCCCGCCCAAGCTCTGGCAATCAGCCTGTCAGGTGCGCGACGGCAAGGACGGCGCCCGTGCCAGGGCGATGGAGTTATTCCCTGCCTACGCCAGCCTCTTCAAGCTGAAGAAGCATGACGGGCGCGCCGACGCCGCCCTCATGGCATGGTATGGCGCGACTGTGCTGGACCGGCGCGATTGATGATGACGCCTACGGCGGCGTAACTCCCCGCGAAAGAAAATACATGACAGTTGATATGGATTTCTTCGGTCCTAGCGATTACGCGCGCCTGTATCGTTCCGCCGGTTGGCAGGTTGTGCCCGCGCTGCGGCCGGAGCCGGGTAAGCAGTGGAAGCGGCCAGCCATCCCATGGCGCAACTTGCAAGACCAACTTGTCGATGCCGAAGCTTTCGACGGCATGTATGGACCGCACGGCCAGTGGCGTGACCGGACCAACATGGGTCTCCTTACCGGGTCTTGCTCGAGCGGCGTCTTCGTCATCGACCTCGACCTCTACAAGTCGGACTCTGCCCGCGAGTGGTGGTCGGAGATGCTGTCGACCTACTGCCATGGGATCGAGCCGGCTACGCCTAAGCAGATTACAGGCGGCGGCGGCGTCCAGTTGTTCTTCCGTGCGCCGGAGGGATGGACGCCACCTACCAACAAGACAACCAAAGGCATCGACATCCGGGGGCAGGGTGGCTTCGCCATGCTGCCGCCTAGCGCCCACGAGAGCGGCACCAGCTACGCCTGGGCGCCAGGACGGGCGCCGGGCGCAGTGGACGTGCAGGAGGCTCCTGGGTGGCTGACGGAAGCCATAGACGACCTCATCCAGCGATACGGTGGCGGTAGCCACACGGGGCCGATAGAGCGCACCGGCACGCCAGACACGGCCAAAGACGCCTTCGGCGTCATAGTCGACAATCGCGAAGACGTGATGACGCGGATCGTCTGGGCAGCCGTCGTCAATTTATACCGGGATTGTCCCATCAAGCCAGTCGGTGACGCCGATCTTATGGCCGCCTGGGGCACCTACCTGCTGCGAGTGAAGTCCCGCCTTGTTGAGCCCGGCACGCCGCAGGAGACCTTGCTGGAGCGTGAGGGGCGAGGCATCACCATGCTGAAGGCAAAATGGCGCGCAGCGATGGATCAGTGGGACGAGAAGGTTGCCCGGCATGCCCTCATCGCGCCACCAGAGCGCCCTAAGCCGCAGCCAAGTGCCGTATCATACTCATCAGCCACTGACCCCCTAGCGAAGCCGGCAGCCAAGCCCATAGCGGCATCAAGCCCCGTAATATCATCAGGATCAACTGAGGAGTGGGACGCCAGTGCCGCGCCAGCATCAGGAGGCATGGTCTATGCCCCCAAATATGAGTGGATCGACCCTACCCAAATCACGCCCCGCAAATGGCTCTACGGCTACAAATACCTCCGCACCATGCTCTCGATGACCATCGCCCCAGGTGGCCTGGGGAAGTCGGCACTGATGATTGCGGAAGCCCTGGCCATGGCGTCAGGCAAGCCCCTCCTCGGCATCCAGCCACCCGGCAAGCTGCGCGTGTGGCTCTATAATGGTGAAGACCCGATGGAAGAACTGCAACGCCGTATCCAGTCTGCTGCCAAATTCTACGGTCTGAAAAAATCAGACCTCGATGGATATCTCTTCGTGAACAATGGGAGAGACGCTCTCATCACCATCGCAGAGCAGACGCGAGATGGCACAGCCATATATGCGCCAGTCGTGGAAGCCTGCGTGCAGGCGATCAAAGACAACAAAATTGACTACTGGGTGGTCGACCCCTTCGTCTCCAGCCACCGTGTTACCGAGAACGATAACAACGCCATCGACCGTGTGGCTAAGACTTTTGTCCGCATCGCAGCCGAGACGGGATGCGCCATCAACGTCGTGCATCACGCCCGGAAAACGTCAGAGACCGAGATTTCGGTTGAAGATGGACGCGGCGCTATTGCGCTTCGTGATGCTGTTCGCACCGCTTGGGTGCTGAATCGCATGTCTGAGAGTGAGCAAGAGAAGGCTGGCGTCGACACTCGATATAGGTATTTCAGGGTTAATAATGGCAAGAATAATCTTGCTCTACCGTCTGATAAGGCGGATTGGTATAAGATGGAATCCGTGTATTTGGAGAATGGAGTAGACGGAGAATTTGGCGACAGCGTTGGTGTTGTCACCAAATGGGAGTGGCCAAATGCGATGGACGGAGTGACCGGGGATCATGTTTCAGTTGTCTTGCGCCACCTCGCAAGTCAGGCACGAAACTCAGACGGCACTCCAAATACGTCGAACCTTCGTATGGATAAGCGGTCTAAAAATTGGGTTGGGAATTATGTTTCGACCATCTTGGGGGTTGATTTGAGAGGTGGAGTTGATAAGGTTGCCGTCGCAAAAGTCGATCAGATTATCAAGGTTTGGGTGGATCAAGGTGCAATTGTTTGTGTCGATGGCCTCGATGAGCGCCGCCACAAAGTCACGTATGCCGAAGCCGGCAAGAGCCTCGCGGGACTCTACTGAGGTGCCTGCCAGGGGAAATTCGTTACAGCGCGGGTTGTATTTTAGACTCGCGCAAGACTCGCGCAGACTCGCGCAGCCAGGACTGGAGGGACTGCGCGGGTTCATATAAGGCCCCCCCTTTAGGGGGGGGCCTATGACTCGCGCAACAGTCCCGAGCGGAAAATTGAGTAGGAGGAACCCGAGCATGACTCGCGCAAGCCAGACCCAAGGCAGGCAGAAGGTAACCCTGCCCGTTTCAGAGCAGACCAAACGAGGGCCGTGGGCTAAGACGCCCGAAAGCTATTTTCATGGTCATGCTTGTATTCAGGCGGTTGACATCTTGGCGCATGAGATGGATAAAAAATGGGGAGTGGATAGGTTGAGGTTGCTTGTGAGCCCTGACTTGCAGGCTCGATTTGATACTCAGCGCTGGAAGCTCAATGAGGCGATTGAGAAGGCAGACAGCGCACAAATTCAGGTTGAGTCGCAACGCACAGTGAATGCATATCGTGCGCTTGATAGGGCGGCCACGGAAAGTGGGGCGGATATGTTGGACCCTAAAATGCTTGAAATACACCAAGGTGATGGCAAGGTTTTGTGTGTTGTTGAGACCCACATTGATGCGTCAAGGGTCAAGAATGATGGCAGGGCCAAAGTTGTAGTTTCGCTTGTTGAGATTGTGGCCTTGCTGGAGCATTATCAGGCGGCAGTTGATGTGCTGGTGGCCTTCCCAGGCGCCAGAGTGACCTCGACCCGGCGCCTCGATGACCCTGTTGAAGGGATCAAGTGGCAGGGCCTGATTGACGACGAAATCCCGTTCTGAGGTTTAGACCCTGTAGAGGCCCGTAGAGGCCGGTGTAGGGGTTTTGGCTGTCCCTTTACCCAAGCCTCCCCTTACCGCCTTCTATGGCCTTCCTAGAGGCTTCTAGAGGGGTGTCAGATACCCAGGCCCGACGCATCTAAGTCCTGGGGCAATCAGATGCAGGAGATGAGACATGACGGACACTGGAAACCACGGCCACAACGCGACTACGCACTTGGCTTCCATCGTGGAGCGTGTTGAGCGTATCAACGATGAGATTAAATCCCTCAAGGAAGATCAGAAGGAAATTTTCCTGGAAGCCAAGTCGGCTGGATACGACGGGACTGCGCTGCGCGCTCTGATCCGGGAGCGGGCGGAGGACCAGACCAAGCGCCAAAATCGAGAGGCGCTTCTTGACGTGTATCGTCGTGCCCTCGGCGAGTTTGCCAATACCCCTCTGGGCAATGCCGTGATGGAGCGCGTGTAGCTCAAAAAGGGGATGCGCCGTGGTGATAGGCACTCGGCGCATTTCCCACGAAATTATATTTTCGTGGGAGGTTTCGTGGGAGGGGTCGCGGGTTTTCGTGGCGCCTTTACCAAAAAATGAGATGGAGCGCGTTTGATGAAGCCTACCGGACCTATATTTGATCGTGAATGGAGACTGTCTTGTTTTGTAGAGCCTGTTTTTCGACATGAGGTTGATAAATTCATCAAGTCTCATTATCTTGGTAAATGGCCCGGTGTTTGCACTTTGGTTTTAGGTCTGAAGCGCGAAAGAAAACTGCTAGGCACAATTGTTTTTGCGCTTCCTCCGAGAGAAACTGCCGTAAGATATGGTGGGCTGACTTGGGAATTGGCGAGGCTATGGATAAGCGATGATGTCCCCAAAAATGCCGAATCTTATTTAATATCGCAAGCTGTTCGTTATATTAGAAAAAATTGTTCTAATGTTCATGCTTTAGTTTCTTATGCTGATCCGTCGGTTGGCCATAGTGGTATTATTTATCGTGCTGCTAATTGGACATCAGATGGGAAAACTGATGAAGGGAGAAAAACTCCTAGATTTGATTATGCAGATGCTCGAACAGGAGTTCGGTATAGCCGGAGGTCACATGTTCCTATTGATGCAGTTATTACAAAAATTCCTCGCGTGTCTAAAGCTAGATTTTATTTGAAATTAAAAAATGCCCCATGAGTCTGAAAATTCGCGAGGGCATTTTTTTCAAAAAACACGCTTTATCGTATTGCGCTTAAAATTAGGCGGATGTATGTAAGGGGCACGGGCAACGCAGCCCGATTAGATAGGAGACGATGACATGATCCGTAACCTCGCTGTTCTCGCTGCCGCTGAGCGCTTCACCGATGGCCGTCTGACTGACGCCATCCTGGCCGACGTGGCTCACATGATCGGCCAGCCGCTGCATGTGGCGGTGCAGCCCTACACCCCTGACGCTGCCGAAATTGCTCGTCGCGCGGTGCTAAACGCAGAAGCCAAAATTCGCGAGTTTGAGCGTCTGGTGGCCTTCCAGCGCCGCGCCATTGGCGACGCCAACCGCGCCCGCACCCCGGAGGCCCGCCGCCGCCTCCGCTCCATCGAATTTGGCATGCTGAACCGGCGCCGCGCCCAGCTTCGCGAGGCGCACATCACCCTCGGCGCCGCCCGCGTTGCCCTGGACGACGCCACCGGCACCGCCATCGACTTGGCCGCCTGACATGGCCCAGCAGTCCATCCTGACCATCCTCGCCCAGGCCGAAGCCGACTTAGCCTCCCAGGTCCGCGACTGGATCAATGAGCGTGACGTCGCGTGGCGCGCCATCCTGCGCACGTGGCTCCGTGACGATATCGCTGCCCTGCGCGCTCTGCGCCAGGAAGCCGAAACTACCCCCTCCGCAACCTTTGAAATGGGCCTGTAGTCATGAAGAACGATGTCGTTAACCTCAAGCAGGGTTTCCAAAATGGTCTCGCGGCAGCCCGTGAGGAGACAACCTTGGGGGCTGTCTTCCGTGGGTCCGCTGGCAGCCTCCGGCACCGTGCCGGTGGGGACGGATACGAGAAGGACGAGTTTTCCATTGGCTTCCGCGCCGGCTACTCGGCGCACATGGAGCGCGTCAAAATTCTAAAATGCTCGATTGAGACTCACAGCGTTGTCTGCGAGGTGGTTATGGAAAATGGTCATGATGAAGAAAACGATTGATTGATCGCTTTTCGTGTCTATATTGAGGGCGCCTGACGAATTGTCGTCTGGTGCCCTTTTTTTATGTGAGAAAATTATGGCAGAAGGTAAGGAATTAGAGGCCAAAAGTAAGCGTGGTCGTCCTTCTAATTACAGGCCAGAATATTGCGAAAAGATTGTTGAGGTGATGGCTCAGGGTTATTCTCTTGAAGCCGCGTCTGCTAAGTTGGATATTCCTATTAGGTGCTTGTATGATTGGCAGGCAAAGCACCCTGAATTCTCGCAGGCTACTCACGAAGGGCGCATCAAAGCGCTTGCGTGGTGGGAAGAAAGGGCACTGAACACTGCTGGCGGTTCACCTGGAAACTCTCAGATTATTAGTTTGGGTTTGCGGAATCGTAGTCGCTCCGCATCTGGTTGGATTGATTCTCAGAAGCAGGAATTGTCTGGACCTGATGGCGGGCCGATTAGGGTAGAGGCGACGACGATTGACGTTGGCGATCTTACGCCTGAGCAGCGTGACGCATTGCGTGCTGTGATGGTCGCGGCTAAGGCGAAGAAGTGAGCGCAACGCTTGTTCGTGTTGGCGGGCTTGTTCTTGACGCTGACAAAGTTCTGATTGATCTAGATAAGGCGGAGGCAGCAGAGAGCCTTGTTGCGTTCATTCGCATGGCTTGGTCCATAGTTGAGCCCGGCCAGCCATACACGCATGGTTGGCATATTGACGCTATTTGCGAGCATCTTGAGGCTATTACTGATGGTCATGAATTAGCTGACGGAACGCTATACAATCGCCTGCTTGTGAACGTTCCTCCGGGCACAATGAAGTCTCTTATCACCAATGTGTTCTGGCCTGCTTGGGAGTGGGGGCCATGCAACATGCCGCACTTGCGCTATGTGTGCGCGGCGCACAAGGTCGAGAATCTGTCGGCTCGCGATAGCAGGCGTATGCGACAGTTGATCACGTCTGAGTGGTATCAGGCCCGATGGGGCGATCTTGTCAAGCTGGCCAAGGATCAGAATGAAAAGCTGAATTTTGTCAATAGCGTTGGCGGCTTCCGTATTGCTACGGCGATCACTAGCCTGACAGGTATCAGGGGTGATAGGGTTATTTGTTTTCCGCATGATGAAATTGTTCACACAGAAAATGGCCCAATGAAAATTGGGGAAATTGTAAATGAGAAAAAGAATATTCGAGTTTGGTCGTCAAAGCCAGGAAGTAATAAGGCTGAATTAAAAAACATATATTCGTGGAAAAAGAACCCAGGCAGCCCGATTGTTGAAGTCGGACTGTCTGATGGTTCTGTTTTTAAATGCACGCCAGACCATAAGGTATGGACTAATTCAGGATGGATCGCTGCATCTCTTCTTAATTCCAGTCACATGCTTCCAGGAATGTCCGTTTTTAATGGACCAGATAGCTCTGGGAGTTACTCCATACTTTCGCGCCAAAACCCTTTGAGGTTCTTTGGATTGGCTAATAATAACAGCATCATTGGATGTAAGGACGGAACTGGAGGATTTTTCGCCTCTGAGGTAGTAATCTTCCTTTCTAATGTTTTGAGTAAACTCAGCCCAAGTTTCTCCCCTTCTAATTTGTTGAATGGTGCCTCTTTTAACGCCAAATTTAGCGGCCAGTTCATCGGCGGACGCTTCGCTTTCTGCGATGATTTTGGCGGTGTTTCTGGTTATTTTTGCCCCCGGCCTCTTTTCATGAAGGGGGAAAGTGCCATGCTTTTTGGCGTCGGCAATGTTTTCAGCCCTTGTGCCGTATTCGAGGTTGCAAAGTCTTGCATCGCTTCTGTCTCCATTTTTGTGTCTAACTTCTTGTCCAGGTTCAGGTTTGCCAACAAAGGCAAGCAGAACAGCTTGGTGGACAAAAATTTGTTGAGGTATACTATTGATGCTGGCGTTGAATCGAGGGTATCCTTTGGTTGGAGGAGTTTTTATAATTTTACTAGCAATGGTGAGCGTCCCCCGGCCAATTCGAGGAACAATTCTCCCTTCGCTCCTGATGCGGCCAAAATCGCTTACGCTGTAAAGACCCTCGAAACCGGGGATAGGTTTCCAGTTTTCGTCCGTGAAGTCGGTCATGCCGAAGACACCTTCTGTCTCTCAGTGGAAGACAACCATAGCTTCTTTGTGGGGAGCGGTAAAGGAGTTTTAGTATCCAACTGTGACGATCCACATTCCGTTGACTCCGCCGCCTCCGAAACTCAAAGGCAAGCTGAAGTCAACAATTTCCTTGAAGCTATCCCGACCCGTCTCAATGATCCTATCCGGTCCTCCATCGTCGTCATCATGCAGCGTCTGCACGAGGAAGACGTGAGCGGCGTCATTTTGGATAAGCGGCTTGGATACGATCATCTCATGCTGCCGATGGAGTTCGATCCCGCTCGTGCGTTCCCGACCAAATTGGGGTTCATAGATCCACGCACGGAGGCCGGCGAGCTACTGTTCCCTGAGCGATTCCCTGCCGAGGTGGTCGCCCGCGACAAGAAGGTCATGGGGCCATACGCCACAGCCGGCCAGTTCCAGCAGGAGCCGACGCCGCGTGGTGGTGGCGTCATCAAGCGAGAGTGGTGGCGCCTCTATGAGGCTAGCGTGTTCCCGCCCATGGAGTATGTCGTCGCCTCGCTCGATACCGCCTACACGATCAAGGCCGAGAACGACTTCAGCGCCCTAACCGTGTGGGGTCTTTTCTCCGGCGCCCAGGCGCAGCGCATCGACGCCTATGCCACACGAGGCGGCCAGAGGCGCGACACGCAGGACGCCATGAACATGTTCGATCAGGCCGCCCAGGTGCTGCACAAGGGGCCTGAGGGGCCTCGCGG